TAGGTCAGTGAGCCGAATCCAAACGGATTATAAACCGTTGCGCCGTTGGTGTCGGTCGTTGTCGATAAAACGGTGTCGGTGTACTCGGTCCCGTACAGCGTGAACGTCAAAACATCATTTGAAATCGACTGTAAAACGACGGAGCCGTTGATCAGGTCCGCGGCGTTGTAGCCGTAATTGATCGTCACGTCGTAAGCCTGCGGGGTCGTGATCAACGTCTGAAAATCAGACCCGCTGAACGGATGATCCGAATCATTCGGTTTTGAAATCAACGCCATTGATCCCTGTTTCACGTCGATGTATCCGCCCGTCGTCGTCGCCCAGGTCAAACGGGGCGCTTGAACGATCCACGGAAAATAAAAATTCTGCGAATCCGGTGCGGTGTATTCCTGGTCGCTCATGTAATAATCGGTTCCTCCGACGGTGATTTTGACCTGTAAAACATTCATGCCGCCATCGCCGGAAATTCATTGAACCGGCTGGCGCGTTCGTTGATCTCCACGCGGATCGAGGAATCATACGCGCTTATTTTTTGTCCGGTTCCGTCGTAAATATTCACGTTTATGGTCGGACTATTTGCGCTTGCCAATGCGCTTGATCCGCTTGACATCGAAGACCGACTTGATGATCGGCTTGCTGATCCTTTACTAACGGATGGAACGTCGTAGCTTAATGGACTAGGAAAGGCTTTCTGAGTATTGTAATCCGTCCCAGGCCAATCATCTTTCCAATAAATATTAGTGAAATATGGATCATTCGGTTTAGCAGCATTAGGAAGATAGACTGCTGCGGTCCTTGTTACTGAACTTGATCCGACTGAATAAGAATTAATCTGTTCAACCAGTGAGTCGATTGCTTTTGCAGAATCTTTTACGGCAGTAAAATCAAAAATATTCCCAGGGACTTTTGCGAACGTGTTTGTGAAATCAAATGCGCTGGACGGGATTTCAATGTTTATGTTTTCAACATCGATTTTGGTTTTTTTGAGTTCGTTTTCAAAATCCGTAAGAATATCCGCGAATGCATCCGAAATATCGTTTCTGCGGAAAACAAGTTGATTCTGCAATCCGGTGATCATCTCGGAGAAATCCTGCTTGATCGTTGCGAGGTGTTTTTTGACGATCCCAGCGGTTCCGAATCCGGTTCCAAGATAATCTTCCGCCAGCGTCATCAGATTCAGGTAGAACTCGACGAACTTTTCCAACGTCCCGCCGAGTCCCTGGCGTCCGCCGATTGCCGGAACATCGAGCTTGCCCGCAATCATCAGCGGTTTGACCGTTTTCTTTAAATCTTTTGCGACTTTGTCCGTTGCCTGAATTGCCTTTTTAACTTTTGTTTGTGCTTTCTCCTGGTCCTTGACGCTTCCCTCGATCTTTTCAGCACTGATTAATTCCGCCTGAAGTCCTTTTATTTGTTCTTTATTCGTCTTTAATCGTTCTTGCGCTTCTTTCTTTTCTTCCCCTGTCGATTTTTCAATCTGGCTTTGGTACAGTGCAGTTTCCTTGCGTGTTAGTTTAAGTTCCTCTGAAATTGTATTGATGTCGCGGACTTTGGTTTCCTGATCCCCTAGTTTCTCATTTACTTTTTTGATTCCGAATGTCCATCCGTCGATGATCTTGCCAAAGAAATCGAAGGTTCCAGAATCGGCTAAAATCCCAGTAAATGATTTTGATAGGAGATTTATTTTATCATTTAAATCTTGAATGGATTGAATCGATTCTTCATTGATTACACCGCCGACTGACTCCAGTTGTTTTCTGAATCTTTCCACTCCATCTTCTCCGGCGCTTAAAAGTGGAATCAGTTCTACTCCAGCACGTCCGAAAAGATCAGACGCGATTTTTGCGCGTACTGCATCCGATTCAACGTCAGCAAACGCTCTCGCGATATCCTCAAAAATTGTTTCCGTTGATTTAACCTGCCCGGAAGAAGTGAGTGCAGAAATCCCCAACTGGTCAATAGCTTCGGCGGCGGGTCCACCCTTTAAAACGGCCTCGCCAACGTTTTTGTTGAGTTTCTGGAGTGCTTTGTTCATCGTTTCTGCGCCAAGTCCGCTCTGCTCGGCGGCAAACTGAAACGCCTGGAGTTTTCCCGCAGAGACTCCAGTTTGGATTGCAACTTTCCCGATCCGATCACCAAGCGTTAGGATCTTCGAAGTCAATGCGCCCAGACCTGCAACGCCTGCAAGCGAAACCGCGGCCCCTGCAAGGCCCCCAAACGACTTTTTCAGCGCAGCTGTCCGGTCGTTGATCTGACGAAACGCGGCCTTGGTTTTGTCCTCGGCCCGAATCTGGATCGTTGTGGATGGCATTATTTTTGCCGTTCGGCTTTAATTTTGAAATACGCGACCCAGCCCTGGAGCTCTGCTTCGCTCATCTCGAAGATATCTTCAACGGTTCGGTGAAGATGCTCCGCGAGTTGGAAATAGAAATACAAATCCGGGTCTTGCTTTAGTTTCCCAGGACTTCATCCTGGTCAACGTGCTGGAAATTGTTAATCTCGCCAATTACTCTGATCAAAATATCGACGTCGCAATGATTCATCAACTCGCGCCGATTTGCCGGAACAAACATTGCGGTTCCGTCCTCGTTCAATGCTCGAATCACCAATGCTTCAACTGCAGCCTCGATTGGTTTCGATTCATTAAATAGTTTGGCAAGCTTTTCCTGGGTTTTCGGATTTGTTGCCGATTTGAACCAGATCCGCAAAGGTTCTGTCTCTGTTCCCCATTCTGGAACATCGACTGAACCTAACCCTCCTGCTAATTTTGAACGATAATGAGCCTTGATGCTTTCAATTGCACTCATCAGACGGTCGTTTTAGTCAGTCCCCCGGTTCCCTGAAAACTGAAACTGGCCGTGACCATTCCGTTTACGCTTGAACTCCTTGAAATCGACGAAATAATCACCGTTCCACTGAAATACGTGTCGCCGGAAGTCGTCCCTTCAGGATAAAGCTCCAGCGTTTTCGTTGTAACCGTTGACATGTCCGTATCAATTTGAGACTGTGCCGTATCGGATTCATCCCAGAAGCATTCCGCGCTTCCTGTCCAATTGATGATCCCCGTTTTAAATGAACGGGCCGACGAACCTAATGCCGTGCTTTCGACTGGTTCCTGATTTACGTCGAGAGTCCAGGACGTCAGTTCCGCTACTGCGTTACTGTCATATTTCAGGACTCCGTCGACTCCTGTATGTGATGCCATTTTTTACCTTTCGTTTTTTTGGTTTTTGGCTTTTGATCAGGCAAAACCGCAAAGCCCCGCCGGATCAGTTTTTCCGCAATTTGAGGCGTTAAATCTACAAGCGAACCCGCCTCAAATGGCTCGCCTGAAATCTTGATATCCTTGATAATTTCAATTTCCATCATGCTCCTATCGTTGCCGTGTCCGGCGCGTTTTCGGTGAATCCGTATCGGACTCGGTATGTTATCCGGTTCGATCCGCTGGGTTTTGCCCCTTCACCGGATAGCGATATATCCGCGCTGACTGGCACGGAATCCCCGGCTAGTGAGTTGATATCAACATCACCCGCCATGGCAATCTGCACCTCTTTCTGAATGCCTGCAAGCGTGTCCAGGACCGTTGCGCCATCACCCCCCTGGGCATAGGCTTCAATCGTAACCGTCAAGAGTGCAAGCATGGTCCTTGTTCCCGCCGGCGATAAGGTGACTGCATCGATTTCCTCTTCGGAATCGTAAACCAGCAAACAAGGCAATTTCGATTCTTCGACCGGATAAACGCGACCCTCGAAAACATTGCTTCCCGTTGTGCTTAATCCGGTTACATCGGTTACGATCCTTTCCCGAATCTGCCTACGTAAATGGTTCGCCATCTATTGTTCTTCCAACACTAAAAGCGTTGTTCCCTGGTAGCCTGACCCGGAATCTGCCTGAACACCAACGACATGATATGTGTTCGAATTAATGACGATCACATCACCATGGGCGGCCGCTGAAACATCGCTTGTCTGACAAAGTGCGGTCGGCGTATTTGATTCAATGTCTCTTTCACCCGTGTCCAGGGGAACGGAATTGAAAGGCGCATCAAATAAAACATTTATCGTCGCCGCGTCTTCACCTGTTGCGGTATACGTTGCCGCAACCGCAAAGTCTGCCGTTTTGAAAAAATCCCCAAGATCCGTTGCAGTTTCGATTGTCACCGCTTGGCTTTTCTTTTCTTCGGCATTGAATCAGAACCCTTGACGCCAACGGCCCGGTTTGTAGCATCAGCTTCAACAAATTCCGCATTTCCTGAACTTACATGCATTTCAGCAATTTGCACCGGAAGCGTATGGATTGTTCCAACCTTTGCAACCTCGTTGCTGATGATCGTCTGTTTTAAAATTTTGATGGTTTTATCCATTTTTCCCTTGGTAGATGGGCGGAATGTTTCGGTATTCCAAACCATTCCGCCCTCAAAATTACGTGGTTGTTTTACAAAATGCCGTCGGCAGACGTACACCAACGTCAACGTCCTGCAAGGCGTAAAAATTCACGGTTCCTGATTTCCCTGCGGTAAAAGGATCTGTGAGCAAATCGAGTCCCGACCAATAAGCGAGAATAAGTTGTCGCCATGCACCAAAGGTCAACTGGGAACAAAGTTCTGAAATAAGGACCGGATAATTCAGGATTCTCATATTGTCTTCCAATACGAATTTTCCTGAACCGGAATCCTTGGTTTTTGCCATCATGTTTCCCGCAACGCCTGAAGGACAGGCCCAGGCAAACTCATCACGCGGCAATGATAATGCACGGTTTCCTGCAACCGTTGACCATGTGCCGATAACTTCCGCCCAGGTCGGGTCATTCTGATCACTACAAGTTTTTGTACTGATCGACGCATTATAAAGTCCGGTTGGCGTATTCGAGGAACCATCACCACTCAACGCCTTGTCCTGAATGGCGGCCGCAATCTGCTTTGCCATATCATCAATAATCAGCGTTTCAACGGTGTAGTTCGTTTTTGCTTCTTCCAAAAGTCGCCGCGTCACCTGAGAATATGCGCCGACGGTTTTTGGAGTTAAGGAAACCTGGTCCAACGTTCCTTGAGACTCGGTTAAATCCGAACCCTCTGCGACCCAGTAGGCTGTTTGAGAAGCTGTCAAACGTGGGATATTGATCGGACCATTCAAGCCCCGCAGTTCCGTGATTCCTACGTCATTCAGAAAAAGATAATGGCGTAAGCGATCAATGAAACTGACAAGCTGGGTTTCGATCAGATACCCGCCAGTTGCGTTGGTTGTGTTCCAATCTCTTTTCATGCGTCCGTTTTCAACTAACGCGGTTCCATCAAGGGGCTTAGACATGATGATGTCTTCAGGAATCGTCAAACCTTTTCCGGTTCGTGTCGATTGCTTCTGATAGCTGGAAACAACATCACGTTCATACGCGGCGCCCTCCTGGGCGGAACGGTCGTGCGGGTTTGCTTCGGCCCAGAGGATTTTTGCAACCGAAAAGCGCTTCACTTCTGAATCGGTCAAGCCCATGGTTGTATCTTCCAATGCCTGTACGCGCATTCCTTCCTTTTCCCTATAATCAAGGGCGATCCCTCGAAAATCGGCAACGCTGGAAACATCCTCATAAATCGCTTTATGTACGATGTCATGCGGAATATTATTCCTTCCGGCAATTTCCCAAATTTCCTTGGATCGATTCCGGTC